TTGTTAAGCTACGCAAAGAATTCTAGGACTCATTCTGAGGCGCAAATAGATCAAATTGCGGCATCAATTAAGGAGTTTGGATTCACTAATCCTATTTTGATTGATGCTGAGAACCAGATCATTGCCGGACATGGTCGAGTTACTGCCGCGCGAAAGCTGAAGTTAAGTGAAGTGCCTTGCATTCGGCTTGGCTACTTAACTGAATCTCAAAAAAGAGCCTATGTGATTGCTGACAACAAACTTGCACTTAACGCTGGCTGGGATGATGAGCTTCTGGCGTTAGAAATCCAAGATTTGAAGGATGAAGACTTTGACATTTCCCTACTTGGTTTTGATGACGATGAGTTAAGCAAGATCATGGAAACCTTGGTGGAGGAGGTTGACGGCTTAACAGACGAGGATGCTGTTCCTGAAACGCCGGAGGAGCCGAAGACCAAACTTGGCGACATTTACAAGTTGGGAAAGCACAGGCTTATGTGCGGAGATTCGTGTAGCACTAACGATATGGAAAAGCTATGCGATGGTCAACTTGTGGATATGTGGTTAACAGATCCGCCTTATAACGTAGCTTATGAGGGTAAAACAAAAGATGCCCTCAAAATCCAAAACGACAGCATGGAAGATGACCAGTTTCGTCAATTCTTGCGAGATGCTTATGTTACTGCCGACTTAGTTATGAAGCCTGGGGCGGTCTTTTACATTTGGCATGCAGACTCAGAGGGTTATAACTTTCGCGGTGCTGCTAAAGATGCTGGATGGAAGGTGCGTCAATGTCTTATCTGGAAGAAGTCCACTATGGTTATGGGTCGACAAGACTACCATTGGAAGCATGAGCCATGTCTTTATGGATGGAAGGAAGGTGCTGGACATCTTTGGGCGACAGACCGTAAACAAACAACAATCCTAGAGTTTGATAAGCCCTCTAGGAATGGTGAACATCCAACAATGAAGCCTGTTGCTTTGTTTGAATATCAGATGCTTAACAACACAAAGGGTGGAGATATTGTTCTTGATTCTTTTGGAGGAAGTGGAACAACTTTATTGGCTGCTGAAAAACATGGTCGTTATGCCAGATTAATGGAGCTAGACCCAAAATATTGCGATGTGATTGTTAAGCGATGGGAAGATTTCACCGGAAAGAAAGCGGAGCTAATCAATGGCAGCGACAGTACCACTTGACACCATTTGCCGACTTCTGGATTTAACGCCTCAGAGGATTGGTCAACTTGCCAAAGAAGGAATCATTCCAAAACTGGAGCGTGGAAAATATGAGCTTGTTCCAGTAGTTAGGGCTTACATCCATTTTTTGAGGATGGGAAACCTCAAGAGGGATTTGCCAGAGGATGACTACACAACGCACAGGATGCGATTGACCAGAGCCAAAGCCGACATCATGGAGATGGAAAAGGCGCAAATGGAAGAACAGCTAATTCCAGCTTCAGACATCGAGACTGCGTGGATAGAAGCAACCACTAACATGAGGGCAAAACTTTTATCCTTACCAACGAAGGCGGCTGCGGAGGTTTTCTCTGCTGAATCTATCTCTGAAGTCAAAAACCTGTTAAAAGAACAAATCTACGAAGCACTCAATGAACTTGAAAATGTCGAAGTCCATGTCCATAACCCTGTCCTGTCATCCGACACTGGGGAAGGTGTTGACGAAGGTATTTCAGAGCCTGAAGCCACCACCTGATCTAAAAATCAGCGAGTGGGCAGACGAATATCGGCGTTTATCACCAGAATCTAGCGCGGAGCCTGGAAGCTGGGACACTTCTCGGGCTGAGTATCAGCGCGGGATAATGGATTCATTCAACGATCCGACAGTCCGCGAGGTTGTCGTGATGAGTTCAAGCCAGTGCGGAAAAACTGAAATCTGCAATAACTTGGTGGGGTATCACATTGCACAAGACCCGTCCCCGATTCTTGTTGTCCAGCCAACCTTGGACATGGCACAAACTTGGTCAAAAGATAGACTTGCTCCTATGCTTAGGGATAGTCCTTCTCTTAGCAGCCTTGTTAAAGACCCTAGAGCTAGGGACTCGGGCAATACTACTTTGCACAAGGTATTTCCTGGCGGCCATATTACTGCTTGCGGTGCTAACAGTCCCTCTAGTCTTGCTTCCCGTCCTATTCGTGTTGTCTTATGTGACGAGGTTGACCGCTACCCTGTTTCGGCGGGTTCTGAGGGCGATCCCGTAAGCCTTGCAAAAAAACGTGCTGCGACATTTTGGAATCGCAAGATTCTTTTAGTATCGACTCCTACAAACAAAGGAGCCAGCCGGATTGAAATGGCTTATGAAGACTCAGATAAACGCAGATACTACGTCAAGTGTCCTCATTGCCAAGAAGAACAAACTCTTGTCTGGGGACAGGTCAAGTGGGATGAGGGAAAGCCTGAAACTGCTAAATATGTCTGCTCTCACTGTGGATCGCTATGGGATGAAGCCGAGAGGATTCGTTCTATAAAGTCAGGTCGATGGCTTGCCACACAAGAGTTCAACGGCATCGCTGGATTTCACCTTTCCGCGCTTTATTCACCTTGGACACCATTGGCTGATGGGGTTAGAGACTTTCTTGAGGCAAAAAAACAACCCGCGACCCTCAAAGTATGGGTTAACACATACCTTGGAGAAACCTGGGAGGAATCTGGCGAACAGATTGACGATTACGACCTATCAAACCGAGCCGAAGACTGGGACGCAGTGCCGGAGGATGTCGTTTTACTCACCGCTGGCATTGACGTTCAAGATGATCGTTTAGAAGCTGAGATTGTTGGCTGGGGGAAAGATGAGGAATCTTGGTCTATTGCCTACAAAACGATTCACGGCGATCCATCGGCTCCGACTGTTTGGCGCGATCTTGATGAATTCTTGAATCAATCTTTTGAACATGAACTTGGCGAGGACATGATTGTGAGGGCTGCCTGTATTGACTCCGGTGGCCATCACACTCAGGCTGTTTACAAGTATGTCGCGCCTCGGGAGGGAAAGAGGATTTTCGCAATCAAAGGTGTTGGCGGTGAGGGACGCCCGATTGTTGGCAAGCCTTCTAAAAACAACATCGGGAAAATCAAACTCTTTCCGGTTGGTGTGGACACTGCGAAACTTTTATTGTTCTCTCGATTCAAGATCGCAGAGCCTGGACCTGGATATTGTCACTTTCCTGTCGGACGGGAAGATGAATATTTCAAACAACTGACCGCAGAAAAGATCGCAACCAGATACCACAAGGGTTTTGCGAAACGAGAATTCGTTAAGACTAGAACACGAAACGAGGCTTTGGACGTTCGCGTTTATGCGATGGCTGCGCTGTCTCTTTTGAATGTTAACTTAACGTCATTGGCTAAACAAATGGAGCACAGGAAAGAAGCGAAAGAGCAAGTTAAGGAACAAAAGCCAATAATCAGACAGAAACAATCTAGTTTTGTGAACCGATGGCGTTAGAATCTGTTATATTTGCAAAAACTAGGGGCTTGCATGGCTAACCTATTCGATGCTTCTAACGCGCCCACAAAAGAACCGGAAACTATTGTTGTCGGTGATTTTATTCAATGGAAGCGTGTAGATTTAGGCACTGATTACCCAAATTCTCTTTATACAGCTACTTATGTGGCTCGTATCACTGGCGGCGGGAATACTGAAATTCAATTAGTTGGAACTGCCAGCGGTTCTGACTATCTTTTCACTGTTTCGAGCGCAACCTCTGAGGCTTTTGTCGCCGGTCTTTACCATTGGCAATTAGAGATCAAGCGAAACTCTGACAATAACCGAATCGTTGTTGACCGAGGAAATTTCACTGCGATTGTTGATCTTGATGTCAATGGATCGGACCCTCGGACTCACGCCGAGATCATGGTCGGAAAGATTGAATCAATCCTAAGTGGTAAGGCTGATTCTGATGTTTCCTCCTACTCAGTCGCAGGTCGCAGTCTCACCAAGATGAGTTTTAACGAACTACTCCAAGCGCGTGACTATTACAAGCGCGAAATGCTCAAAGAGGAAACTGCGGAATCTATCCGGCGTGGCGATGCGACTGGCGCAACCATAAAAGTTCGTTTCTAAGGGAAAGATATGGGATTACTAGACATTTTCCGAAAGAAAACACCTAAGAAGCGAAACTACGCCGGAGCCAGCACGGGGCGTTTGTTTAACGACTTCGTCACCACCTCTTACTCTGCCGATGAAGAAGTAAAGTCTGGTCTAAAAGTTCTGCGAAATCGTGCGCGTGATTTGTCTCGAAACAACGAATATGCTCGGCGCTTTCTGAATCTCTCCAAGGCAAACGTGGTCGGTGAGCGTGGTGTTACCCTTCAGGTCAAAGCGCGAAACGATAACGGCTCGATGGATGTGATTGGAAACGATCAAATCGAACGCGCCTGGAAGCAATGGGGACGTTTGGGCACTTGTACTGTTGACGGTAAACTGTCTTGGGTTGACGCTCAGAGGCTTTTTATCGAAGCGATGATTCGTGACGGTGAGGTTTTAGTCCGTCTGGTGCGTTATCCAAACTCGTTTAAATTCGCTCTTGAGTTTATCGAGAGTGATCTATTGGATGAGGAATATAACGTCACTCTGCCGAACGGGAATCGGATTCGCATGGGTGTGGAACTGGACAAATTTAATCGTCCGGTTGCCTACCACTTGTTTACCTCTCATCCTGGTGATACATCCTCAAGCTGGATGGGCAAAACTTACAACCGAGTGACCGCAGACAAGATGCTGCATTGTTTCTTACCTGAGAGGGCAATGCAAACCCGCGGTGTGACTTGGATGGCTCCGGCAATCTCCTCTTTGAAGATGCTTCACGGTTATCGTGAGGCTGAATTGGTTGCCGCGCGAGTTGGCGCTTCTAAGATGGGTTTCTTCACCTCTCCGAATGGTGATGGGTTTATCCCTGATGACTTGGACAACAAAGTTCCGATTATGGAAGCCGAGCCAGGGACGTTCCAACAACTTCCCGCGGGAGTGAGTTTCCAACAGTTTGACCCGACTCACCCGACCAGTGCTTTTGCTGACTTTGAAAAAGCGGTTCTGAGAGGGATTGCTTCTGGCTTGGGTGTTTCTTATACCTCTTTGGCAAACGACCTAGAGGGCGTGAGTTACTCCTCGATTCGCCAAGGCTCATTAGAAGACAGGGATCAATGGAAGGTTGTCCAAGATTATCTTGTGCAACACTTTGTCGAGCCTGTCTATCGTGCATGGCTGATGTCGATCATGGAAGACGGGATTGTTAACCTGCCGGCGAGTAAATTCGACAAGTTCGCTGAGGCAACGGTTTTCCGCGCTCGCGGATTCTCTTGGGTTGACCCTCTGAAGGAAATGAACGCTGCGGTCGTTGGATTGAAGAACGGCATTCTGTCTATGCAGGATGTGGCGAATCAATACGGTCGGGATGTTGAAGAAACCTTCGATCAAATTCAGGCTGAGAAAGCAATGGCAGAGGCTTATGGTCTGAAGATGGCTTTTGAGCCGTTTGGTGATAAATTGCCAACCGAAGCGGAGGTTTCAAATGCCAACGCCCAATGAAGCCATGAAAGAAGAAGCCCAAAGAGGCTTAGACTGGCGCAATGAGTTTGGGCGTGGTGGCACTGAGGTTGGAATCGCTCGGGCGCGAGATATTGTCAACGGGCGTGACCTTTCTGAAGAAACGATTGGGCGCATGGTGAGTTATTTCGCACGTCACGAAGTGGATAAAGAAGCTGAGGGTTTCCGTCCTGGTGAGGATGGTTATCCCAGCAATGGAAGAATCGCCTGGGCTTTATGGTCTGGCGACCCGGGTAAAACTTGGGCAGAGCGTGAGTGGGCAAAGATCAAAAATGATCGGGATTACCGTCCTTACCCGAATGAACACGCTGCCAGACTAAAAGACCCAGATCAATATGACTCATTTAGGCGTGAAAATGACGCTGGAGGACCTGAAATTGATTTCATCTACGGTATTAAAGATGGCACTACGGAGATTCAAGCAATTCGTTTCGACAAAAATAGATATTCTGTTGCCGAAGCGAAAAAATGGTTAGAATCACACGACTTCAAGCCTATTTTGTTTGAAGAAGCAACCGAAAGGGAAGCTATGGAAGATAATCGCGCAATGGTGAGTGTTTCGGTTCATATTGACACCGAAGACCAAGCCGATGTTATTGAAGCAATCGCAAATATGCCGCAACCTGCACAAGAAACTGTGCAAGTTGACGAAAATGGCAATGAGATTGTTATGGATCTCAGCGATGACCGTAAGGCTGGCGAAAGGGTCACTCGCAGCGATGCGATGGAGGCTCGCGTGGAAAGTGTCGATGACCGGCGCGTTTCCATGTCTATCTCCAGCGAATCCCCTGTGCAGCGGTCTTATGGTGACGAGGTTCTCGACCATAAACCTGAATCAATCGACTTGAGTTTCATTAACTCTGGTCGTGCGCCTTTGCTTTTGGATCACGATCCTGAGAAGCAAATTGGCGTTATCGAATCTGTGAGCCTTGATGCTTCGGCCCGAAAGTTGAGGGCAACGGTGCGCTTTAGTAAAAACGCACTGGCTTCAGAGGTTTACAGTGATGTCGCTGACAACATTCGCGGCAATGTCTCCATCGGTTATTCAATCGCCAAGATGGTGAAAGAGAACAATGGAGCCATCTACCGCGCAACGAGTTGGCGACCGATGGAAGCCAGCATAGTTTCTATCCCTGCCGATGTCACGGTTGGGGTGGGACGAAGCGATGCGACCGTCACCTCTGAAGCCCAGCCGCAAGGCTTAATCGAAACTCCGGCACAAGTTGCCCCAAAGGAAACAAAAATGGAAAACTCCGTGAATGTGGCTGTTGAGAGCCGCGCTTTTGACGCTCCCGTCCAGCAAGACGTTGGCTTGAACCAAACCGAAATCAAGCGTTTCAGCCTGATGCGCGCTCTCCGTGCTCTGGCAAACCCCACTGATCGCGCTCTGCAAAAAGAAGCCGCCTTCGAATTCGAGTGCTCCGAAGCCGCTCAACGCGCTTTCGGTCAATCGGCTCAAGGCATTCTGGTTCCCGCTGAAGTTCTGCGCCAGTGGAACAAGCGTGATCTGAATACCACCGATGACGCTGGTTTGGTTGGTCAGAACTTCCGTCCTGACGCTTTTGTGGATGCCCTGCGTAACGCTTCGAGCGTGATGCAAGCTGGCGCCACGATGCTGACTGGTCTGCAAGGCAACGTCAAAATCCCGAAGAAGTCTGCTACTTCGTCCGGCGGTTGGTTTGCTGAAGGCTCTGCTGCCAGCGAGAGCGAGGCTACTTTCACCTCGATCACCATGTCTCCGAAGACTGTTGGCGCATTCACCGATGTGACCCGCAATCTGATGATGCAAGGTTCGCCCGATGTTGAAAGCCTGATTCGCAATGACTTGGCTGAATCCCTGGCAATCGCCATTGACTTGGGCGCTTTGAGTGGTTCGGGTTCGTCTGGTCAACCGACCGGCATTCGTGCAACTTCTGGCATCAACACCAAAGACTTCGCAGCAACGAACCCCACGTTCGCCGAAATCGTTGGCATGGAAACCGAAGTTGCAGCCGACAACGCTCTGCGCGGCAATCTGGCTTACATCATCAACGCTGCTATGGCTGGCGCTCTCAAGACTACCGCTAAGGACAGCGGCTCTGGTCTGTTTGTGCTTGAAAACGGCGAGATGAACGGCTATCGCACCATCGTGTCAAACCAAGCCGCAGCCGGCGATGCTTACTTCGGTAACTTTGCCGACCTGCTGATCGGTATGTGGGGCGGTCTGGATATTCTGGTTGACCCCTACACCTCCAGCACCACCGGCACGGTTCGCATCGTTGCAATGCAGTCTGTTGACGTTGCAGTGCGTCACGCTGTGTCGTTCTGCTTGGGTGATGCGGACATCGCCTAATGCTGACAACTGAGAAATTCTCTGGGGCTAGTGAATCTGGCTCCATGAAAATAGTCTTTCTCAGGGGGACTATGACCAGTCTGGGCAATGCTCGGGCTGGTCATGTCCTTGAGTTGCCAAAGAGCGAGGCTCGCTTGATGATTAAGAACAATCGTGCAAGTGAGTTCGTAGAGATTGAAACAGTTGATCGCTCGATTGGGCTTGAGACTTCAACTGAAAAACCTGTCCGTAGAGGACGCCCCAAAAAGGCTGAGTGATGGCTGTCGAAACCGCTGCTGATCGTTTGGTGATGTTGACTGATTTCGGTCAGTCTGTGACCTATACAGTACAAGGTGGATCGCCTGCCACGATCACGGCTATTTTTGACAATCAATTCATTGAGGTTGACTCAGGTGGAACGGTCGGGTTTGCTATCCAGCAACCAAAATTGACTTGCCGAACTGCTGATGTTGTTAACTGCACAGAGGGTGACACTTTTGTCGTTTCTGGTGTTACTTATCTCTCAAGAGTGGTTCAAGACGATGGAACTGGGATGACTGAAATCGTCCTAGAGAAACAATGAGCCACGTTAGAAAACAAATCCGCGATGCTGTTGTCACTGCCTTAACGGGTCTGTCAACAACTGGCAATCGGGTTTACAAGTCAAGAATTTATCCTCTGGAGACTGGAAAGTTGCCAGGATTGGCGATTTACACCAAGTCAGAGGAAATCCAAAACAACACGATAGGCGCACCACGGACACAGATTCGTATTCTGGAGGTCATGGTGGAGGCTTATGTCATGGCGAATACTGCCTTTGATGACACGATAGACGCTATCTCACTTGAGGTTGAAGAAGCTCTCTATACGAATGCAAGTCTTGGCGGGAAAGCAAAAGGTTTAGATGTTGTCGCTTTTGAATCTGATTATTCAGGTGATGGCGAAAAGGTTGTCGGAGTTGGTCGGTTTACTGTGCAAGTGACCTATTCAACCAAAGAAAATGATATTGAAACCGCTACATAATGTGGCAAAATTGAACCTTGAAAGGGGTTAAAAATGAGCAATCACAAAGGACAAGAGGGCACAGTCCACGTTGGAACTTCGGCGATTGCCGAGATTCGTTCTTTCAGCATTTCGGAAAATTCCGAAACCGTGGAAGACACGACCATGGGCGACTCGGCTCGTACTTACAAGCCTTCACTGAAGACGTTTAGCGGCTCTGTGGACGTTTATTGGGACGAGACTGACACCAGCGGTCAAGTTGCCTTGTCTGTTGGCTCTGAAGTCACCATCAAGTTCTATCCTGAAGGCGCTACCACTGGCGACACCTATATGTATGGCTCTGCCATCGTGACGGGCAAGACTGTGAACGCTTCTTTTGATGGAATGGTTGAAGCCTCTATCACCATCCAAGGCACTGGCGCTCTGACAACTGGGACTGCGGCTTGAAGATAATTCAACGAGCCTCGGCTCACTTTAAATCGCTCTCAGTCAAGACGATTGAGGTTCCCGAATGGGGCGATGAGAATGGGCCGCTAGTCATTTATGTAGAGCCTTTCACGCTGAAAGACAAAGCCAAGCTCCAGAACGTGAGCAAGGCATCAGGAAGCGAGATAGACGCCCTGGTCGAATTGATCGTTTTGAAATGCTTGGATTCTGAAGGAAACAAGATTTTCACGATCGAGGACAAGCCGATTTTGCGAAACGGTGTTGACGCCACAATCCTTGAGAGGATTTCAACAGCGATTATGCGGATTGACTTTGGGGGACTGGAAAAAAACTAGAATCTCCTGAACGCCAGTTTTTGTTTTATTTAGCTGAAAAGTTACATAAAACAATATCTGAAATTGAAGAAATTAGCGTTCAGGAGTTCTACGAGTGGCAGATTTGGGTAAAGATGCAGAGCGAACGGAGCAACAATGGCACAAGATTTAAAAATTGACATAGTTGCAACGGATAAAACTGGCGCGGCTTTTCGTTCTGTCCAAACTGGGATGTCTGGAATCCAGACGAGCGCTTCTTCGCTTTTAACGAAGATTTCCGCAGTCACGGGCGCATTGGCTGCGATTGGCGTTGGTTCTGCCTTAAAAGGAATCATTGAAGCTGGCGACAGACTTGAGGAATTGTCCAAGAGAACGTCTATTGCTGTCGAAACGCTTTCTGCGCTTACAAATAACGCAAAGCTCGCCGGTATTAGCCAAGAGGAATTAGGCTCTGGCATTATCAAGCTATCTCGAAGCATTGCCGAGGCTGTTTCTGATGCTGGTGAGCAGAGAATGGCTTTCCAGAACCTTGGCGTTGCGATTCGTGACGTCAACGGGAATATCCGTCCCACGGTTGAAATTCTTGCAGACGTTGCAGCAGGGTTTCAAGACGCAGAGGACGGAGCGATCAAGACTCAATATGCTGTGGCTCTTTTTGGCAAATCTGGAGCCAATTTTATTGAGTTCTTAAATCAAGGCAGAGAGGGTGTCCAAGCTCTTGGTGCATCTATCTCTACTGAATTTGCCGACCAGTCTGCCACGTTCACTGATAACCTGGACAAAATCGGTCAAAGGATTCAAGCGACAATTTCAGAAAAAGCGGCTCCATTCTTGGCGTTTATGAATCGCCAAATTGAGGAGGCGATCCGTTTAGACAAAATGACTCGCGTTGGCGCTGGTCGTGGTGTTGTCAATCCTGAGTTTGTTGTTCCAGAGAGAACGAAAGTCAAACCTCTGACTCCGTTGTCCAAGGAAAAGGCAAAAGAGGAAAAAGACAACGCCAAAGAGATCGCATCGGCTTATGAACAAATTGCCGATGAGATTTTCAAGTTGGTCAATGGTGAACGTGAACTTGCCATTTTCCAATTCGCTCGAAAAGGCGCTACGGTTGAAGAAATCGCTGCTTACACAGAGAGGCTTGATAAACTCGCTCAACTCAAAGAATCTGAAAAAGCAAATGCTGAAGAAGCAAAGCAGTACGCAGATCAAGACAAGTTAAATCGTCAATCAATAAATGATCTTTTAGAAAAAGGCAAACAGCTTTATGACGAGACTCGCACTCCTCTTGAGAAGTTAAACATTGCTGAAGCGGAATTGTTGCGACTTCTCGAATTGGGTTATATAAAATTTGACGTCTACTCTCGCGCTGTCATTCAAGCAAACGAAGCTCTGGATAAGATGGCTGAAGATGGCAAAGACAATTTCGCTGATCTTGAGGCTGCGATTCGCGGTTGGGGAAATGAGTTCACAAATATCATGGCGAACGCTGTGATGAGTGGAAAACTCTCGTTTAAGGATTTGGCGAATTCTGTGATTGCTGATCTACTCAGAATGTCGATTCAGGCTCAAATCACGAAACCTTTGATGAACCTCGGAATGGATTTCTTGGGAATTAAGGTTTCTGGCGCTCGTGCGATGGGCGGTCCTGTGACATCGAATCAACCTTATTTGGTCGGCGAGAACGGTCCTGAAATCTTCATGCCCAACAACAGCGGGACGATCATTCCGAATGGTCAAGGTGGCTCGGTTGTTGTCCAGCAAACAATCAACGTCACCACTGGCGTCCAGCAGACCGTTCGCGCCGAGGTGATGAATATGCTTCCGCAAATTGCAAATGCTGCCAAATCCGCAGTGGCAGAGGCTAAACTTCGTGGCGGCTCTTTTGCCGCTGCAATGAGGTAATCATGTCGATAAGTTACCCAGTTTCATTCCCGAATCTCGGGATTAAGAGCATGACAATCCGAGCGAGATCGGTTGTCGGGATTTCTTCTTCACCCTTCACTTTTC